TGAAAAGATGTGCTTTGTGCTAAATCAGATGCTGTTTGATAAGTTAAAGTCGCTTCACTATCGTTTTCTGCGTGATATGCTAAAATATAACTTGAAGTTATATTAACTCCATAACTTGACCCACCATTAGTAGAACCTTGAAAAGTTAAATGTGCTTCGTCTGTTGCTGGGTGTATATTGATAAATTTAAAAATATATTCTTTGTAAGTTGAATCTATCCCACTTGTAAAATCTATTGTTGAACTGCTACTAGCTGTCTGTGTAGATATTAAATTTAATCCACCACCACTAATACTAGCTGGTAAAGCTGTTATTGATGATAAGGAATTGTTGTTAGCAAAATTAAGAGCCATATAAGTCCTAACTATTTACAATACCATATAATCTTATTGTGCCATAAATATTTCCACCATCATATTGAAAAGAAACTCCTGAAGATGCGCCAGTATCTACATACTGACCAGCATAAGTCCAAACTCTAATTGCATTTGGTGTTGATGCTGAATTATAACCAATATTTGTTGTTGTCATAGTAATATTGTGAGTTGTACTTAATGGATTTGATAAAAGCATTTCGCCAGTAGTTGGATATTGAGCATTATTAGTATTATCGTCTGATGATATTCTCCAATAACTTGCACCATTAGAACCAGCAGTATTGGCAGATGTATCTCCACTAGCTCTATACATACCCATACCAGCATACCAATAATTTGATGAACTAACTACAGAGCCACTTTGCATAATTCTAACAATAGTATCTGTGTTATTTGATGCACCATAAAGAGAATAAATTAATTTATAATGGTCATAGTCAGAAGTAAAATATCCATTTATATCTATTGAAGAAACNTTTGAACCTGTTGAAGTATGAAGAAGTTTCATAGCNCCACTTNGTGCATCAACAAAACTTAAAACTCCTGATGAATTAGTTTGTAGCATTTTATCTGTTGCTGGTGCAGTTGCTGGTAAAGTCAAAGTGTATGATTGACTTGCAGAATGTGCTGGTGATTTAAGTTTAACTCCATGTGAATTTTGAGAACAGTTTAATTGTAAAGTTCCATCTGTTGTTCCATCACCTTTTATTTGCAATCCAGCCGCAGATGAAGTTGATACAAAGTTTGTTTTAGCATTTGTTACTGTGGCATCTGATGGTGTTCCAATGTCATTAACATTACCAAGTAATAAAATAAAATCTATAACATCACCTGTTGCTAAATTAGATGCAAAAGTAATTGTTGAACCTGATATTGTAAAAGAACTTCCTGGTTTTTGTAATACACCATTAAGAGATACAAGCATATGATTAGCAGTTTCAGGTGATACGTTAGCTGATGATACTTGCATTGTATAAGCCGCTTGACCATTGACTACACTTATTGCATCACAAACTTGAAAGTTACCTGATATTGGGGGGTTTCCTATATATGCCATTAGCTATTTGCCACTCCTAACAATGTGAAATTTCCTCTATCAATATTACCTGAACCAAATGCAAATTTTACTGCTGTTATTGCTGATGTTGTACTATAATTCATTCCCCCAAAAACTGATGCTGAAACTGTGTTACCACTATCAACTACAGTTGATGTGCCATTAATTAATTTATGACCATCTGTTCCACTTGGTTTATGTAAATTTACTTGTACAGAAATACTTTCATCATCTGCGTTACCAACATTATTTGAACTCATATCAAAAACACTATCATTTCCGTTATAATGCGATACTTCACTACCCCCTGCTGTGTTTCCTTTATGTGCAAACCCATAATTAGTAGATATATAACTTGAGCCACCATCTGTTGAAACTGTCATTTCTAATGGTTGTTCATCAGTTGCTGGGTGAACATCTGATAAAATAAAAAGATAAGCATTATATGTACTATCTATTCCTGAAGTAAATTGTACATTAGCAGTTCCGCTAGTAATATTTGTTGTTGATATATGAACTAATCCACCACCACCTTTGATGTAAGAATAATCCATTCTTTTAAGTGTTCCAGCATCTGAAATTAATAACTCATCTGTATCTGCTGGTTCTGCACCTAAAGCATTAAATCCTGAAATTGCTGTATCACCTATTTTATCTGCTGTTACTACATCATCAGCTAGGTCGCTTGATGTAACAACTTTTGGTGCTGGTTGTTGTCCGATATAAGGCACTTAAAACTCCTATGTTATTTCTAAAATACTTAATGTTGCATCTATCTTTGCAGAGACACTACAATCAATTTTAAGTACGTCTGTTGCTTGTAATACTACTTTACCACCTGATAACAATTCTAGTGAAGAACCAGCTGGTATAGTTACATCTTTAACTACAAAAACTGTTTCGTTAGTTTCTGTGTCTGATGTATCTGATTCTATTTTAACACTAGCTGTTACTGATGCTGTGTGAACATTACAAAGTAACAAACCAATTACTACTGTTGTTGTAGAAGTTTTGCCTGTGTAAAGAGTTAGAGGTGTGCNTGAACTTGCTGGCATTGCACCATTAGTTTTTACTTTAAATACATTTGCCATATTTTTATCCTAAAGCTATCGCAAGTGGCAAAGCATTAGGGTCAGTTTCAGATATTGTTCCTGTTACTGACATTGTGCTAGTCACCGCATTTGTTGATGTATTAATTTGAAATAACTCTACATTATCTGAGCCATCGTTTATTTTCACCTTCAATACATTTGTTGTTGCGTTATCAACCCATATAGTTCCAGTTGCAACAGATCCTGGAGCTGATGATCCAACGTGCATAGTATTCAATGCACCTAATATATTATTAAGTTCTGTTCTAAAACTCGCAAAGCCTTGATTGGCTAATTCTACATCTGATACTTGACTCATATTTCCTTTTACTCCTTTAGCTTGTCGATTTCAACCCAAAACCAACGACCTGATAATCAAATGTTTTTGATATCCCTGTATTACTACTATTAAAAAACCTAATTGTAAAACCATCTTTTGACTTACTTGTTATTTGATAATAATCACCTGTTGCTAACCCTTGAGCTGATATACCAATAGATGGAGTTGCATAAAAAGAGTTTGTATAAGTAATCGTTGTCCCTGAAGCAGATGCCACTATATCCTCACCTGACTCAGTCCTTTTCTCAAAGTTTGCTGTAAATTGTAAAGTATGAACTTTTGATCTTACCTTATTATCATCACTTAAAAGTTTACATTTAAACTTAAAAAATCTACCTTTAATAGTTTTTTGCTGAGCTATTTTACTGAATGTTGTTATGTTATCTAAACTAGTGTTATCAGATCCCACTAAAACCTCTGCTCCACATTGTATTTCAGGCGATCCGTCAAATGGTGCTTTTGCATCCTCAAAAAGACTTGCTGATCTGCCGCTATCAAATAAGTCGTATTCATCCTCTGCCGACATACCTATAATAGCTCCTATATTTAAATCATAGATTGCATCAAGTGACAAAGTGTTTGAAAAAATGTATTCACCTGAAGATTTTATATTACCACCAAAGTTTGTGGGGTTTGATGTAGAGTCTGTGCCACCTAAATCAAAAAAACCCTCTGCGGAGTCTACATTACCCACTAAAGAATCTGTTTGAGTAATTGTGTCCAAAATAAGAACCAATCTTCCTGCATTGTCAGTTGATAAGGCGGTGCTGCTATCTCTTGTTCCTAAAAAATTTGCCATTATTCACTCAAGGTAAAAACATTAACGTATTGTTGCAGTCCTGATATATTAGTAGATACAATAGATGCATTTGCACTGCTATTTCCTAATTTATCGACTGCTTTGATACAATAACTGCCAACTTGTGCGTTGACAACTAAAGAGTTTGATTTTCTTCTTACAACTTTTGCAAGAGGAGTGCTTTCATTCCAAGTAGCACCGCTTGTAACATTTTGATATCTTATTTCATACCAGGAAATATCAAGATCTGTAACAGGAGTCCAAGATAGCTCCATTTGATTAGATCCCACTAAAGATACAGATAAATCAGTGACATCATTTGGTATTTCTGTTGCTCCCACTATTTTTCTTGTTGCGGATGTATATGTACTTGAAACACCAAGACTATTAATAGCTTTCACTCTTACATCGTAACTAATATCATCAACCACGTTTAACATTTCGTGGTTTAGCTGTGAGCCTGTAGATATTATTTTAAAATTAGACTCTGTGCTTTTTTTTGCTTCTACTTGATAGTTTTGAACAAATTGATCTGTTGAAGCTCCTATAAGTATATTTAATCTTGTAATAGTAATTCCATCTGCATATTCAATAAGTTCATCAGATAGAGTTACCGATGCAGGTGGTTGGATTGTAAATGGATCAGGAAGAGTTGTTGATGGAGTACTAGCAACCTGACCTTTAGTAGCAAAAGTATAAAAGCTATCTTGATGCTCTACTAGAGTCAAAGCTATGGTATAATCCTCGTTAAAAACCATAGATAAAACTCGAAAGGCTTTAGATGAAAAACCTAGACTGGATAATGTTATATTTACTATGTCTCCTATGTGTAATTCATATGCTTTGAAACCTGCTGTAATATTAAGACCTAAAGACTCTCTGCTTCTTCTTAATATAATCTCAGACATCTCCTCCGCCTGATACGGACTTGTGATTGTCTTAAAATCAAATTTTCCCTCAAGCAAGAAACCTCCATCTGCTGTTTTCATAGTTGCGTGTTTATCTGCGGTTGCTAAACTTGAATCATCTGTTGGTGGAAAGGTAACTTGATCAGCTTGAAAATTTCTATCAGGATTAATAAAGGTTGATATTACTCTGTTATATTTAGAATTTTTACTTGGTGATGCTAAAGCATATCCACCTATAATATCATCTTCACCTAATGATACTGAAGCAGATCCTGTTGTTTCTATAACTAATCTATACTTGCCTTGTACATAAGGAAGATAACCTCTGCATCCTCTTAAAATATCTCTTACGTTATCTATTACTTTTCTTGATGTATCTATAACAGCATTTGTATCAAATATATTTATATTGCTGCCACCTGAAAAAGGAGTTACTTGAGTTACGCAAACCTGTGATGCATCATAAAAACTTTGTAAGTCTATATCTGAAGTTGCTATACCCTTTCCATATCTTTCGTCTCTTAAATAATCTAATAAACAAAAAGCAGGATTAGTTGAAAAGGATGCTGTTTGCTCTGATAGGTTTGATGCTAATGTTACAACCTTCTTACCTTTAATTTTAGCTTGAACTTGAGGAATGCCACCAAATACATCTGCATTCCATTTAAATTTTAAAGCTAAATAACAAATCCCTGATAGTTTGTGATTAGATCCCCAGCTAGATAATGTTGATAATAGACTAGAAGCTGATTGCCCATCAGTTCCAAAGTGAGGTTCTATTGTAATATAACTAACAGAGTCTTTGTAAAAATTAGAATCTGAACTTGCAACAGATCTTTGAGTATTATCTGTCAAAGCTCCATCAAATGTAACAACCTTATCATCCACTCTTATTTGTTCTATTGAATTTATCTCGCCTTCACTAAGCACTAAGGCAACATATAAAAACTCATTATCAGTTCCTGAAGTTTCTATAAAAACTCTAGTTCCACCCACCAACCTTTCACCATAGATTACAGGTATTGATGCGTTGTTTGATTGTTTGTTTACTAATATACCACGTTCTGTTTCTTCAAAATCATTCGTTCCAAAATCAGGTACTTCAGGTTTTTGCGATCTACTGAACAACCAACCAACTGCAAAAATACCTAATGCAACATAAGGGTTAAAACCTTTACCACTAAATATATTAACTGCACTTAATACAGGTTGAATAACTTTTGTCGCTTTTTTTACTGCACCACCCATTATCCGTGAAACTCCCTTTTAAATTTTTGACCTATTCTATAAACATTGTTATCAGTATCTAATCTTAACCAATGAATAGATTGATTAACTTTTAGATACTCTTTAAAATAATTATACACCCAGCTCATCACGTGTTTTGGATTTTTTTTGATTATAATATCGTATAGCCATAAATTTTTACCTGTTTGCCATTCCCACTTATATAAAGTTCCTGTTTTTTTATATTGATCTGCGACAGAGTCACTTAAGAAAGCCCAATTTACAAAACCATATATTTTATTACCTTCATTAAATACTTTAAATTGATTTAAATTTATAGATGGATGAATATGGTAGTAAAGATCAGAGTAACTATCTTTTTTATATTTATTAAAGGATTGATATAATTTAATAATTGAGTCTATCATCTTCTACCCCACTTTAAGTCAAGGACAGTTTGAGAGCTAAAGTCCATACCAACATCTGTGTTAAAAAACCTTTGTTGTGAATTGTTGTTTGTTTGCCTTCCTGATTTTTTATCAAAGTCTGCCCAGTGAGAAACAACAGTTAGAGTTACGTTTGATTCTGTTTCTGATTCTTCAATTTGAAAGGTGTCTATGTTTCCTGAATATAATAATATAGGATCAGCTATAAGTGCATTATTTGAGTCTAGTAATCCTCTAAAAATATCAACAGTATCATTAACTATATTTTCATTTAAAACTGTTGATATAAAAGTTGTATCTGCTCCTGATAAGGTAATATTTAAACTTGTTTTAGTAAGATCAGTTTCTTCAGTAAAAGTTGGAGTAGCAACTAAAAAAGCTGAAGCGGTATAGGTGATGCTAGATCCTGAAACAGATGAAGTTAAATTAAAACTATTATCTGTAATATTTACAGGTGTTGCAAAACCAATTGACAACAAATGAACAGGTCGTATTTCATTTGTTAATAGTTCGTTCTTGAGTGCTGTCGTTAGTGTTCTTGCCATAATCTTCTATACTCTTTCTAATTACCTTTATATCACCATTAACTTTATAGTCAGCATTTTTTGATGGAAAGTCATACTTTTTTAAATCAAGTTTTTCAACGTCAATAGAGTCTGCCTCTACTATCTCTTCAGCTAGTAAGTCAGCATTCATAAAATATTTAATTTTATATTGCTTCTTCGACATCTATTTCAAATTCGTATAATAAATTTCCATTCTTATCAGCACCAACAGCTCCAAACTCTTGAACATCGTTTGTCATATGAACTTGAAAAGGAACGTTGTTGTAAGTAACAACCTCATCATCTGCTAAAGCAGATATTAGTGGAGGTTCAATAGTTACTGTTGCTGCACCTGATGAAGGAGTAAACTCTGCAACTATCATATAAACTTTTGTATGTCCTGCAAACTTGATAAAATCACCTGATTTAAGTCTACCTGCACTATCAGCTCCAAATCCATCCATAGCAATAGTTGTGTCCCCTGCGGTGTGTGATCCGTTTACAGATACGACCTGATCCTCAGATCCTCTAGTGCTTTTCACTTCAGGTGGAGTAATTGTAAAATTTTCTTTTGATGCCCTTTGCTTTACTATAAAGGCCATAAGCTCACCATATATATCAGATCGTTTTCCTATAATAATCTTTGCAGTAAAACCAAACCTTTGATTGTCTATTTGTCTTGATAGTTT